CTCGATTCCGAAGTTACGAACGACCTCGGCGCTTGCCTCGCTTAGGCTCTGGTCCGTAGAATCCTGATAAGAAATCGGGGTCTGTGAGACGCTGGTAGGCGAGGTCTGCTGAACCGGCTGCTGGTAAGCCCAAGGCTGGACCTGCGAAGGCTGACTGATCTGTGTTGTAGCCTGCTGTGGTGCCTGGGTCTGATACTGTGCTGCCTGGCTGAGGGATGGTGACTGGGAGGTTAGCACCCGCTCCAGGGAACCCATCGCTGCTTCCCAAGGGTTGCTCGGGGAGGAGTTGTACGTTGACGGGTTGTACTGGGGATTGATAGAAGGATCCGAAGCCGGTGCCACCTGGGACGGCGGTTGGGCTGTAGGAACCGAAGCTACCGCCGGGGTAGCTCCTTGGACCACCCACTGCTGCGGAGAGACGGTTGTCGAGCCCTGGTCGCTGATTACCGCCGGGGCTGCCGCCGGGGAGACCGGGCTCGGGGTTGAAGCTTGGATCTGCTGGCTCATAGCTACCCGAGTAAGTTAGTTCTTCCGCAAGGTGATCGAATGTCCTGTAAAGGAGCGGAGTGATATTCAGTCTAGGATCAGCCGCTAAAGGTTGATCAGGCGCAAGAGGATGCGGAGACTGCAACATCTGGTTTAATAATACCAGGAACTGCTGCATTGACGACTGAACTTGTCCGACCATTCTGAAAGGAAATCCTTTCAACATTTCGGCACGTTCAGACTCATTTTTATCAGGGAAAAGGTATTTAAGAGCTTCTACACTCTCAACACCCAATTCCTGCATGTTGCGGACGACCATTGACTTTTGTAGGACGTCATAAGCAGTGTCTTCGTAGACATCACCCTGGTATCTGTAGCTGACATTACGGTCACCATCTTCTGGTAAACCAATAACACCACGAGGCACTTTATTTTCAGTAAGTGCCTTCTTCATCTCTTGATTCAGCTTGGTTTCGAATCGAATCTGGGCCTTGCGGAACCTTTCAACCGATTCTTCAGTAACTTCTTGAGGTTCTTTAGGTTCTTTTAAGTTAAGAGCCGCGATAAATGACTCACGGAAAACTGTTTCTTGGTGATAAAGCATCATCTCCAAGAGAGAACAGAAACCGTAGGTCAAAAAGCTCTTATTCTTCCTTGTAGCAGTCGCTTGAGCGCGACCCATCAAGCCTTTGATCTCCGTAGCAGTAGCGCCTGCCGAAATAGAGATTTCATCGACTCCGCCGAGCGCTGTACGAATTTCTTCGCGTAAAAGAAGCGCGTAACGGTTCATATCACCACTGATCGGGTCCGGAGTCATGTAACCGACTCGATCAGAAGGCTCAACGTTGGCAATAATGCGTGGAACACGCAGACCACCACCCATAGCAGAGCCAAAAGGCTCCGCAACCCGTGTTGAAGGCGTATTTTGACCCGCAAAACCAGACTGAGAGCTGATTGTGGGTCTAAAAGTGCTTCCAGAGTCCGAAGCTTCGACTAAATCGGAGCGCGGACGGCTTGAAATCAGAGTTGGGTTACCAAAAAACTCAATATTTTTCGAAATATTCTTAATCATTTGGTCATGAAGCACAATCTGCTCCATGAAGGGGTCAAAATCACCCTCTCCTTCTGTACCACTGGCGTTGGGCTTGTTTAAAACCTCAACAGCAGGGACAAATCCAAGTTGATTAGGTCTTTTTCGATCTGCAGTAAGCACTCCACCAGGCTCAAGCTCAAAACTAAGCTCAGTGTCGGACTCGTTTTCAGTAATCTCATTAGCGGTGATGCTTAGACGAACGTAACGTTTGTTCTGACCGTAAACATCACTGGGTAGACCCAAGTTATTGTTCTTTACCTTGTAATCGTAAAGAATAACAACTTCGTCAATTTGACCATTAGCATCGTGATACACACGATATTGTTTCTTGTTGAAGAAATAAATCTGATACTTTAGTTTTGGATCTGGGCGAAAGTAAAAAAGACCGCACCCATCAATCAAAAAGTTTCTAATAATTGCAGGGAATCTTATATCAAGACGGTTTAACTCAATAACGTCGTGGATAAACTTGGTTCTGCTTTTATAAGTATCTTGATCACAATAAAAAGACAGACCCTTCTTGATCATCAAGAGGGTCATTTGTTGAAGGTGGCTTAAGACCACCATCGTGGCAGCTTGATTCGAACGATCTTGAGTTCGAGCGGCCTCAAGAATCTCTTCAAACTGATTACGGACGTCAACAGAGGCTGTCATTATTTATTAGACCTCTTGACCGTCAGGTAAGAGGTAGTTCCGTACTCGCTCTATTCTAAGGGCTGCCTCTGGAAGTTTTGAAACTGGATAAGACGTAATTAAGTGATCCTCACGTCCTAGCATGTCTGTGTTACCTTCTTTTGGCACAAAATCATCACATAGTTTCTGAACTTCTGGTTTATCCCAAATGTAATACTCCGCGATATTACGAAGCTTTGTTTTACGACGATCGCTGTCGCCCATCCAGCTCAAGTGCCAACCTGCATCTCGGTCGCCTACATACCAGTTATTCGTAGTAGCCCTCAACGATGAAAGAGTTCCAAAATCTCTTAGTTGACCGACAGTCGCCGCAGTGCCGCACCGCCAATCGAACTTTTCTCCTTCAGGCGAGACGAGCTGGCGGTCGGCTCTTCCGTAATGCATAGACATAGATAATCTGACAGTCTTATCACAGTGAGTATCAACTGCTTCCTTAATCTCCTTCAGTTTTTCTGGGTTTGCGATCTCATCACAGTCACTACATATGAAATAAGCGTCATCGGGCAACATGAATAAACCCACACTCAGAGCATCTCGCTGTCCTCGCTCTCGTACCCATGGGTCAGGAGCTTCTTCGTAAGAAGGTAGTTCTACGTGCAGAACTTGAATCTTTTCTTCAGGCAGACCCAGTTCCTTAATGGTTTCTACGCAAGTGAATTCTTTAGGATCACCTCTGTGTGTGCGGTTTGCGTCTGTAATTAAAAAACCATCTACATGGTCTTTAAGGGTTTCTACGCGAAGCTCAAGAATCTCTCTTTCGTTGAAGTAAGGAAAGCAATCGATCAGCACTGCGCCAAAGCTTAGTAGCAGTATGTTACCTCAATTTTGCTCTGCATCACCCATGGCAAAACGTTTTTTACTTCTTTCAAGAAGTAAGTTTTTCATATCTTCTGTGTCCTGATCTTCTGGAGGAATGGATTCTGTTTGAAATTGTGCAGCTCCGTCGTTAGTCGAAGGCATTTCCGGAGGTGTGGGACCACCCACCTCTTGGTTAAAACTACTTTGTTCGTAAGACTCAAAGTCTTCAGTTACAGGTTGCTCTTGTGCTCTCTGTTTATTTGCAGCACCGACCGCCTGGGCGTACCTCTTGGCGAGAATATTACCGAACTCTTGAAAATCGCTCATTAGTAAAGAACGACAACGCCGTTAACAGATCCGCCACTTAATGTTACGGCACCCCACTCCAGCTGCATGTCACCAGCAACATTTTCTACGTGGAGGTACTCGTTAACAGCCATGTCGTTTAAGCGAACATAAAAGTCATCAGTTCCGGGGGTGCTTTTTGATTCAACAAAAAGTGCCCTACAAGTACCAAAAGTCGTCTCACCGTCAGCAGGCGTCCAAACAAACCCACTACACATCGGCAGTCGAGAAGTCTGTCCGTATACCGTCCCAAAAGCGCGGATGTCCATGAAGGATTATTTTTTTATCAGTCTAACGTGCTTATTTCGATAAGTTTACTCAAGTACCACTGAGCTTTTTTCAGGTCCTCTACTCCGTTCTTGTGTTGAAACCGCCAGAGGTATTTAAAGCAAGAGAGGTGGCAAAAAGACTTGACCCCTTCAACACCTGCTGCTGACATCATCGCGTCTATGCACTCGATGTCACCTTGTGAGTAGTGTGCGGGATGGTTTACTGCTTCCATTACGTCAAAAACATGTTTTCGGTATGAATGGTATCTGATCCTTCGTATAAAGCAGGGGAGTATTTAACATCAAGATGTCTAACCAAACCGCACGGGTGAATCTGAACTGAATCACCGCATTTAATTAACGGCACAACTCGACGGTGCTCTTGGTTCGGTTTCAAACCCTCAAAAGCTAAACCCATAGAACTTCGGTCAGCGATCGGCCAGTTACGTTTGCCGACCACACGGTGACTCAGTTGAGGATGACAGCTTTCACTTTTTATATATTTCTCAGCATCTTCCTGGTCGAGAATCATCAAACCTGCGTAAGGGTTGCCTAGAGATGTGAAGCCAATAAAGTTCTTGTCGTTTGGCGTCAGTATCGTCCCGCATTCGTAAGGGATATCACCCCACACATCGGGGGTAAGTCCATAAAGGTCCCACTTTTTGTAATTATCAAAAGGTATATCTAGATCTCTGTACTCTTCATATCGGCAAAAACCAGGCTCAAGATTTAAAGGTTTGAGCACATCTTTGTAATCACGCCAGTAGACGAACTGTTTAGAGCCAAAGAGCATATCATTTTCTGAATACATATAAAAGTCATATTTTTTATCTCTTACTGCTTTTACAAAACTGGGTTTGTGAGCCCAACAAAGTGCGAAGCCTGCGTAGGACTCATCTGCGACTGTGAAGCTAACCCTGTCGAGGTGAACATGACTTCCAACAATTAAAGAGAATTCGTCAAGATCATACGAGTGCTCGTGATCGATGAAAAACTCTACATAAACCCTCAGAGGTAGAGTTTCGTAAGCTCGTAGGGCAGCAAGTGTCTTCTCGATACGAGCAAGGGGGTTGTGGGCAGTGACGGCTATATAAATAGATTGCATCAGTACTCGACGTTGTAGTTGCCTCGTCTTTGGAGGTAGTTAATCAGATGCGTGTAAGCATCGAGCAAGTCATCGTGAGATGTTGCACCGACGTTCACGATCTGATCCATTAAAGCATCGAACTTACGGTATTTATTAAAGGTAACTTTTTTGTTTTCTAAAATTCCAAGGGTGCCTCTGAACCTGGCGATCTTGTCGCCCCTAAACCCTTTAACTTCGTGGATATTTAAGTTGCTTAACCCTCGCTCAACAAGAAGCACACGTTTTAAATCCGCCGCAAGTGACGCCTGATATGCAACTGCTTCAACTACAAGTGTGATTGTTGAGTAAGTCGGAAAATACTGATCACCTTGTAGCTCTAGGATTCCCCATTCCACAAGCATGTCGCACAGCAAATCGATTTTTTCTAAGTTTCCAATCGACCTGACCTGATGAGAGTCGATAATGAAATATTTATCCTTTAGTCGTCCTCCTAGAACAAAAGCTGTGTAGTCAGAAGTCTCATTCTTACTAGCTGACAAGTCGATACCGACTGCAAGGGTGTCGAACTCAGTTTCAACTTCGCCTTTAACAAGAAGATCAGGTGAAAGAACAAGATCAGATGTCATCACCGGCTGTTGCTGATACTGGTAAGCAAACGCAACAGGATCTAATTCTTTTTGACCCATAAGGTAACTAACAGACCATTGCTCAGGCCAATAACTGACAGGTTCACCTTGTTTGTCGTACGTAAGGGCCTCCTGAGCCACCTGTTTCCAGCCTTTTTTAGGGATAAACATGGTCTTGTGGATATCCAAAGGATGGAATCTCGTGCCTAGACAAATCGAACGGCCACCCTCAAAAACAATCGGAGCGATAACTGACGACCAGTTGTTATTCATCTCTTCCCGTACAGCGGGGTTTTTGATGTCAGAGCTTGATTTAATGGGGTCATCCACGATCACGAGGTGTGCCCTTTTCGAGGTAATAGATCCTCGAAGACCTGCTGCACGAAGTGTGAATTCTTCATCACCGATCCTGTCGATTCCGGCGTAGTCAAAGTCGATTGACCAACCGATGTCGCTCTGCATACCTGCTTTGAGCTTTACCTTTGGAAATATTTTTTTAAACGTGGATGAGTCGATGATCTGCTTGATGATTCGACTCTTGGGGATAGCAGTAGCGATGTTGTAAGAACAATAGATAATCTGCAGAGGACGTTGTGCAGTTGTGTGCTTACCGATAACCCAAGCTGTAAATAGGTTAAGGACAGTCGATTT